GTTATTGATGTTATTGCACCTGATGTGGTCGAACGTATGCTAAAGTTTGCAGTGGATCACAAAATTGACAGACTTTAAATATAAACCTGATGGTGAAGTTCTAAAAAAATTTATGAAGGACGATACATTCTTTCGTGGTATTCGTGGTCCTGTTGGCTCTGGTAAGTCTGTTAGTTGTTGCGTAGAAGTATTTAGACGCGCTCTTTCTCAAAAGAAAAACGATAGTGGCATACGCAGAAGTCGATGGGCTATCATAAGAAATACAAACCCACAACTTAGAACGACTACAATTAAGACTTGGCTTGATTGGTTTCCTGAGAATGAGTGGGGTAAATTTATTTGGTCTGTGCCTTATACCCATCACATAAAGAAAGGAGACATGGACCTTGAAGTTATCTTCCTTGCTCTTGACCGTCCAGAAGATGTTAAAAAATTATTGTCCCTCGAACTAACAGGCATCTGGATTAACGAAGCAAGGGAGATACCCAAAAGTATTATTGATGCTTGTACCATGAGGGTTGGACGATTCCCTTCTATGCGTGAAGGTGGACCTAGTTGGACAGGCGTTATTGCAGATACCAACGCACCAGAAGAAGATCACTGGTGGCCTATTATGTCAGGCGAAGTTCCTATACCAGATCACATTCCTAGAGATCAGGCTAAGATGTTGGTCAAACCTGACAACTGGCAGTTCTTTACACAACCATCTGGCATGAAAGAAATATACAATGAAGATGGTGAAGTAGAGAACTATAAGTCTAATAATGAGGCAGAGAACAAAAAGAACATGCTTCAAAGTTATTATACAAACTTAATACAAGGTAAAACAAAGTCTTGGATTGATGTCTATGTAATGAATAGACTAGGTACTATTAAGGACGGAAAGCCAGTATATCCTATGTTTGCTAGTGAAACACACATTGCTAAAGAAGAAATACCAGTAGCCGCAGGGATTCCATTGTATATAGGAATAGACTTTGGCCTTACTCCTGCGGCTGTTATAGGTCAAAAGGTTAGAAACAGGTGGCTAATTCAATCTGAGGTAGTTGCTTTTGATATGGGCATCGTTAGATTTGCAGAGGTACTAAGAAATGAAATCGCTACTCGTTTTTCTCAAGCTTCCGATGTCTATATATATGGTGATCCAGCAGGGGATTTTCGGGCGCAAACGGACGAATCTACCCCTTTTCACATACTTAGAGGTGCTGGTCTACGTGCATTTCCCGCCCCAAGTAATTCTGTGGATCTTCGTTTGGAGTCAGTGGCTCAACAACTTAACAAGATGGTTGAAGGTAAACCTGCGTTTTTAGTTGATAGACGTTGTTCTCAGCTTATAAAGGGATTTGATGGTGGCTATGCTTACAAACGTATGGAGGTAAGTGGTGAGCGATATGCAGATAAACCTGATAAGAATATGTACTCTCACATACATGATGCACTACAATATCTAATGTTGGGAGCAGGAGAAGGGCGTGCTTTGATGTCAAACCAGAAACCTGCACAGATTGTAAATGGTAGAAAAGACTTTGATGTATTTACCAGAAAGCCTAAGAGTGTTGCTAAAAAACCTAGCGTATGGTCACTTGTGCGTTGAAATTATTTTAAATCTATGTTTTGCAAGGAAACATGATGAACCGCAAAGCAATATATAGACGCGCTGCAAGGGATGATGTTCTCTGTATTTTTGAAATGGCAAGAGACTTTCATGCTGAGAGTGAGTTAAATGACATACCTTTTGACGATGCTGTGTTTGCTAGGTACTTAGAAGGTCAAATAGAAGATGATGCGTCTTGTATATTCGTTGCTGAAGTAAGTGGAGAGAACGTAGGATTTATATTTGGAAGCATATATCAGCTTTACTTTTCTACAACTTTTGCTGCTAATAGTGACATATGGTATGTAAGACCTGAGTATCGTGGTGGTTTAATAGGCGTTCTGTTGCTTAAATGTTTTGAGAAGTGGGCGAAAGAAAATGGCGCTAGGTTCTTAGTTAATGGTAGTTCGTCAGGTATATCTTTGGAAAGAACGCATAAACTAATAGAAAGACTTGGGTATGAGTCTGTAGGTTCTGAATACAGGAGAGATTTAAATGGGTAGTTGTTTTGGAAAAAAAAATAAAAAAAAGAAAGCAATGATAAAAAAGAAAACCAGTAATGCTGAAAGAAGATTAGCACAGGGAGAAATAACTCCAAGAACTGGTTTTTCTGCTATTAAAGCAGATATAGCAGGAGATTTTGACCCAAGTAAAAGAGATGATGAGTATTATTCAAGACTTAATACAAGGTCTCAAAGATCTAGAGATGCTCTAGAAAAAATGAAAAAACGTAGAAAGAAACGTAATAAAAATAAAACTTCAACTACTACTACAACTACCAATACTAACACCAATACTAACACCAATACTAACACCAATACTAATACTAGCACTACTGGGACTATTGGAACTAATGTTGGTGATACATCCCTTAATCCAGAAGATATTTATACCCAAGATCCAAATGATGCTATGGCTGCTCAAGAACTTTTGGCTCAAGATGAATTAAGGCGACAACGAATAAAAAGGGCTAGGGCAAAACAATCTTTGTTAAGAAAAAGAATAGAAAGTGACAGAGAAGTAGGTTCTGGACGCAGGGTTTTATCTGGGACTGAAAGGGATCTTAATGTTCAAACAAAGCAAGCAGGAAGTGGTAAAAGAGGCGGCACAGGCAGAAGGTCTTTAATTACTGGTTCTACTGGTGGAATCGGATACTATAGTAGGTTCTTATGATACAAAATTCAAAAAAATATTTAGAAAGATATGAAAAAGCAAAATCTCACAGACAAAACTTTGTTGATCTTTTTGAAGAATGTTATGAATATGCGTTACCTCAACGTGAGTCTTTTTACTATGAAACAGCAGGACAACGCAGAGATGATAAAATCTTTGACGAAACAGCGGTGGTTGGCGTTCAAGAGTTTGCGTCTAGACTGCAAGCAGGTTTAGTTCCTAACTTTGCTAGGTGGGCTGATCTAACAGCAGGTTCAGAAGTTCCAGACTCTGAAAAAGATTTTATTGAAAATGATCTTGATGAAGTAACAGAGTATGTATTTGAAATACTACAGAACTCTAACTTTTCTCAGGAAGTACATGAAGCATTTATGGATTTAGCAGTGGGAACTGGCGTTCTATGCGTAGATGAAGGCGATGCAATTAATCCTGTAATGTTTTCTGCAATACCATTGCCTCATGTTGTTCTTGATACTGGGCCTGATGATAAGATTGACCATGTTTTTCGGGAGCGTAAAAATATTAGAAACTCTGACCTTCCTATACTTTATGAAGATGCAAAGTTTGATATGAAGATACAAAATAGGATTGATAGAGATCCAGAAGGCAAATGCACAACCCTTGAGATTATATGTAAGGACTATACAAAGCGTAATGAGGAAGCTCATTTATATTATGTAATAGATATGTCTACAAAAGAAACTATTGTAGAAAGAAAGTTTTCTGGTGTTGGCTCTAATCCATATGTTTGTTTTAGATGGTCTAAATGTGCAGGGGAAGTGTACGGTAGAGGCCCATTAATAAATGCTTTATCAGCTATAAAAACTACAAACTTGACTATTCAATTAATATTAGAGAATGCACAAATGGCAATCTCTGGTATTTATCAAATGGATGATGATGGTATTATTAACCCTGATACTATTAATCTAGTCCCTGGTACTATAATACCTAAGTCTCCGCAGTCTGGTGGGCTACAGCCTATACAATCAGCAGGAAGATTTGACGTTGCTGACATAGTTTTAGGTGATATGCGCTTGAATATAAAACGCGCATTATACAATGATATGCTAGGAAATCCAGATAAAACTCCTGCATCTGCTACAGAAGTAGCTGAACGTATGGCAGATTTGTCACGAAGAATAGGATCAGCGTTTGGTAGACTGCAAGCTGAGTTAGTGCAGCCTGTATTGCAAAGAGTTATACACATTCTTAAAAAACAGGGGCGTATTGAAGTACCCACTGTAAACGGTCGAGAAGTTAAAATAAGATCTACCTCTCCATTAGCACAGGCTCAAGCTAATCAGGACATAACTTCAGTTTCTAGGTTTCTTGAATTGGTTAATGCTTACTTTGGACCAGAGACTACAAACATATTAATTAACTCAGAAGAGACAGCTATTCACCTTGCTAAGAAATTTGGTGTACCTGACACCTTGATTCGTGACGCAGAAGAGCGTAGACAGATAGTTGCAATGATGCAGCAAATGCAACAAATGCAACAACAGCAACAACAAGCAGGGCCACCTATTGCCGCAGAATAGTCACATTGGTTTAGACGGAATAGCAAGAAAGAAAACACAAGAAGATAAGATAAGCCTTAACTTTGGCTCTTTATTTTCTCAACCTACTGGTCAAGAAGTTCTTAAATACTTGCGTAGTATAACTATTGAAATGGTAAGTGGTCCTAATATTTCTACTGATGAACTGCGTCATTTAGAAGGTCAACGGTATCTTGTTGGCTTAATAGAGCGTCATATTCAAAGAGCACATAAGGTAAAAAACAATGAGTGAAGAAGCACAAGAAACAGAAGCAACAACAGAATTACCGCCACAAGAAGAAAGGGATTTTGTGGTTGCAGAAGATTTAGAAACTAAAACAGAGGAACGCCCTGAGTGGTTGCCAGAAAAATACAAAACAGGTGAGGATTTAGCAAAGGCTTATAAAGAACTCGAATCTAAGCTAGGCACTAAAGACGAAGATATTCGCGCTGAAGTATTAAAACAAATAGAAACAGAAAGCTTTAAGGATAGACCAGATAGCGCAGGTGATTATCAACTTCCTGATTTTGTAGATATAGATAATATTGATACAAATGATGAAACTCTTAAATGGTGGGCAGATCATGCTTTTACTTATGGCTTTAGCCAAGAAGAGTTTTCTGAAGGGCTAGAGAAAGTAATGAAGGCTCAAGAGGGCTTCTTACCAAATCCAGAAGAAGAAATAAAAAAACTTGGTGATAATGCTAATGTAAGATTAGAAGCTGTTGATTTATTTGCTAGACAGTTTTTTCCAGAAGAACATATGGAATCTATAGAAGATTTAGCTGCTACAGCAGAAGGAGTACAGGCTTTAGAATTTATTATGGAAAAACTAAAGTCTCCTGCAATCGGATCTGATGCTACACCAGTAGACAGAATTACCATAGAAAGCCTTAGAGAAATGATGCAAGATGAAAGATATTGGCATCCTGCTCGTAGAAATGCAGACTTTATTAAGCAAGTTGATGAAGGTTTTCAAAAGCTACATAATTAATAAATTTAATTTGTGCGTTGCATTTTAGATAAAATTATTGTTTGAATGGGTCATTACGACCCATATCGCATTGATCGGCCCTTATTGGATACCCGAATTGATATGTAAGAGTGGACACTCGTAGCAATCGGAAACTCAATTTAGGACTGTAAAATGGCTAATACAATAGACCAAGCCTTTATAAAGCAGTTTGAAACTGAAGTTCACATGGCGTATCAGCGTATGGGTTCCAAGCTACGGAATACTATTCGCTCTACAAATGTGTCAGGATCAACTGCACGATTCCAGAAAATAGGCACTGGATCAGCAACAACTAAATCACGCAATGGTAATGTAACTCCAATGGATCTTGCACATACCAATGTCGAAGCAACAATGAGCGATTATTACGCTGCTGAATATATCGACAAGCTTGATGAGTTGAAAACAAATATCAACGAGCGACAAGCTGTAGCACAATCTGCTGCTGCTGCTCTTGGTAGAAAAACAGATGAGCTTATCATTACTGCTATGGATGCAGGTGCTAACTCTACTCAAATACATGATACTGGTTCTGCTCTTGCTAAAGCAGATCTTCTGTCATTGTTTGAAACAATGGGTACGGCAGATGTTCCAGAGGACGGACAACGCTATCTTGCGATGTCTCCTGCGGGTTATGCTGATTTGTTTTCAATCACTGAGTTTGCCTCGTCAGACTTTGTTGGTCCGCAAAACCTACCATTTGCAGGTGGTATGACAATGAAAGAATTCTTGGGCTTCAAGATCTTCTCAACGTCTGCTGTAGCAGGTGGTAAGAACTTTGCTTACCATACAAGTGCTATGGGCATTGGTATTAACTCAGATGTATCAACCGAAGTAAACTATGTTGCTGAGAAAGTATCTCACTTAGCAACATCAATGATGTCAATGGGATCAGTAGCTATCGACGATAACGGTATCTACGAAGTCCTAGACAATAACTAAGAGGGGGATCTTAAATGGCTTATAGTGCAAGTGGTCTTACTCGTATCGGTGGCGATTCAAATGGAAGCGTTTGGAGATATTCAACTACAGACGCAATCGCTGCTATAAACTCAGCAGGTTATTTTAACAGTGCAGCTAATATGCTTACTGTTCGTGATCTGATTATTGTTTGCGATACAAACACTCCAACAACTAATTTTTGTACTGTGCTTTCTAACACTGGTACAGTTGTGGATGTATCCGATGGTACTGCTGTCGCAGAAACCGATGGTGACTAATAGAGTGGGGGCTTTTGCCCCCCTCTTTTCATAGGGGTTTATAATGGCATTAAGCACACCTGCTAATAGCGCAATTGATATTTGTAGTCGTGCGCTTATTTTGGTTGGCGCAGAACCAATTACTTCTTTTAGTGATGATACTACAGAAGCCCTGATTGCAGGGAATATGTATGAAGATATTGCAAGAACTAATCTTACATCTACTAGATGGAGATTTTCAACTAACCAAGCTGTATTAAACAGATTGTCTGATGCTCCTACTGGAAGATTTGATGCTGCATATCAATTACCAGATTATCTTTTTGTTCATGCTGTAACGGTAAGAGATCTTCAAATAGAATATAATATATATGGGGATAAAGTTTTTTGTGATGCTAGTGCTAATGATGAATTAATATTAGATTATACTTATAGGGCTGATGAGGTTGATTGGCCTTCTTATTTTTCTCTTTGTGTTGAATATGCAATGGCAACTGTATTTGCTACAGCTTTAATAAGAGATACATCTTTATCATCATTAATGTCTACTCAGTATGATTTTCTTATAGCAAAAGCTAGATCAACTGACTCACAACAACAAACAACTAGAAAAGTTACAACTTCGAGGTTTATTACAAATAGGCGCAGCTAATGCAAAAAGCACGAATACCGATTACAAATTTTCAGTATGGAGAAATTAGTCCGTCTTTGGTTTCAAGGACGGATTCTGCTATTTATAACTCGTCTGCTCAGAGTGTTAAAAATTTTTTTATAAGAACAGAAGGCGGTGTGGCTAAAAGAGGTGGGTTTCAAGCACTGCATGACTTTACTAGTGTAACAGAAAACACAAATATAAGGCAGCAAGTAAGGTTAATACCTTTTATATTTTCAGATGATGAGCAATATGTAATAGCTTTATCGCATCAAAAATGTGAAATATTTTTTATCAACCCTACTACTGGGGCATTAAGTTTAGCAACTACATTAACACAGGATGTGGATAGCGCAACACTTCAATGGGATCAAGCATACCTACATGAAATAACATATGCTCAAGGTGGTGATGTATTATTTCTTTGTCATAATACTTTTATGTGTCAGCAATTAGTAAGAACTGGTTTAAATAGTTTTCAAGTAGAGCAGTTTACTTTTCAGCTTCAAGCAGGAAATGCCAGAACCTATCAGCCATATTATTCTTTTCACGCTACTGGAGTTACCTTAAATCCTTCTGCTTCTACTGGAACTGGCATTACTGTTACAACAAGCGCGGCATATTTTGATACAACAGGCAGTCAGTCTGGTGGTAACTATCCTGATTCTAAGCACGTTGGGCTTACTTTATTATACCATGATTCTGAGATATTAATTACTTCTGTTCAATCTACTACTCAAGCTACAGGAAATGTAGTTGATGAGTTATTTGTTGAGTTAGATCCTAATTCATTAAGAACTATTGATGGATCTACTACAGTAGAAATTACTCATGTAAATCATGGTATGACTGCAAGCGATTCGATTACTTTAAGAAATGCTGCTGGTGTTGGAAACATATCTGCATCAAATCTAAATGGTGCTAGGTCTGTTCAAAAAATAATTGATGAAAATAGATATACGATTACCGCAGGCGGATCAGCAAATGCTACGGAAGATGGTGGCGGTAATGTGCAAATTGTAACCCATGCACCTTCAAAAGAATGGATGGAACAATCATATTCTTCATTGCGAGGTTATCCTGCTGCTGTTGGTTTCCATGAAAATAGGTTGTGGTTTGGCGGTACACTTGCTCAACCCGATACAGTTTGGGCTAGTAAATCTGGTTTGTATTATAACTTTGATATTGGTACTGCTGCTGATAACGATTCTTTAGAACTTGTTATGAGTATTGGTGAAGTGGCTACTATACGTCACTTTGTTTCTAACAGGGATATACATATCTTTACCGCAGGTTCAGAGTTTTTTATTCCTACATTTGAAAACCAACCTATTACACCTACAAATGCTAGAGTAAAAAGACAGACATCTTTTGGCTCTACGTTTGTAAGGCCGCAACCTTTCTATGGTGCTACAATTTTTAGTCAGATTGGTGGTAAGATGGTGCGTCAGTTTGTATTTGATGACAGCGAACAAGCCTATAAAGCTGACCCTATTTCATTGCTTTCTTCTCATTTAATAAGCGACCCTGTTCAAATGTGTGTTGTTAGTGGCGCAGTAAACACAGCGGAATCATTTGTTTTTGTTCAGAACTTTACAGGAGAAATTGCTGTTTATAATTTGAATAGAGTTGAGGGCGTTGCAGGTTGGACAAGATTTGAAACAGACGGTTCATTTCATTCTGTTACTGCTATTGATAACAGGGTTTTTGCTGTTGTTAAAACCGATCTTGGATCAGGTACAAATAGTTTTGTCTTTACTGAGCTAAATCAAAATGTAAGCCTAGATCTTGGAAATGCTTATACAGGTACAGCGGGTGTTTTTACTGTATCAAACTTTTTTGAAAATGGTGCTAAAGTTGATGTAATAAGCTCTACTGATTATTTAGGGGAATTTACGGTAGCTTCTGGCAAAGTTGATGTTTCTTCTGTAGATAGTTCTCTTACAAGTTGTCAGGTAGGTTTTGGTTTTGATGTAGAGCTAAAGACTAACCCTATAGATGTTAATACTGCTATCGGTCCAGAAACAGGACAGCCTAGAAGTTTGTCTAGAGTAATACTTGATTTATCTGAGACTCTCTCTGTTTCTGTAAACAGTAAAAAATTAATAATAAGAAAAGTAAATAATGATTTTAGTAAAGCAAGGGAAGCAGTTACAGGTAAACGAGAGTTTTATTTGCTTGGGTACAACAAAGACCCACAAGTTACAGTAACGCAAACTGCACCTATGTTTATTCAAGTTAATGGTTTAGTTGCAGAGGTATCTTTCTAATGTTAGATTTAGTGTTAGCAGGTTTAAGTTTATTTGGCGCAAAAAAATCTTATGATGCACAAAGAGCAGAGGCAAAGCGCAGAGCAGAAGTAGGTGTCTTTGAAGCAAGGCAACATGTAAGTGATTTGTTTCTTACTAAGTCTCAGGCAATAGATGAATCTAATAGACGTATTAAAGATATGCAGGTTGCTGAATCTCAGAACATTGCTTTTTTTAGTGCGTTAGGTAGAGAAGATAGATCTGTTAGTGCGTTTCTTAAAGAAAATAAAAGAATCGCATCTGAAGATTTAGAAAACATAGAAAGAGGTGCTAAACTACAAACTGCAAAATTAGCTACAGCTTCTGCTGTTGCTTACAAGTATGGGCAAGGTGCATCGGCAGGATTAAAAGCAGAAGCAACTGCAAATCTTATTACAGGGATTTCAAATATTGCTCAGAACTTAGATCCTAAGTATTTTAAAAAGGACTAACTAAATGGGTGTTATTAGAGAAAAAAGACAGGTAGGTAGTCTTGGTCCTGTAGGTGTTGTTCGACAGCAAAGCAGCAATCAATACCAAAGAATAGCTGCTGCTACAAATAAACTAACAGAATTAGCTATTGGTGAAATGGGTAGGCAAGCTGCTATTAGTGGTGAGCAACTTGCTCAAGAAGAAAACATATCAAAAATTACAACTCTTGATCCTATTACAAACAAACCAGAAGCACTTAGTTGGGTACAAGATAACAGTTTCTTAGGTCGTGTAGGTAAAGAAGCATACGAAGCAACAATAGCTAAACGATTTCAGTTTGAAATTGATAACCAGTTAAAGGTAAAAGCCAAAGAGCTTGCTATTAAATATCAAGATCAAGATGGTGGTGTAGAGTTATTTAAAGATCAAATGCACCAGTATATTGATAGCATGGCAACTGGTTCTGAAGCTACTGGCTATAGTAATTATATTATGCAGTCAGGTGTAGCTCTTACAACCACAACAAGCCTTAACCTTATGGACAAGGCAGCAGCAAGAGAAAGAACAAAAACAACTTCTGTAATTGTTACTGGTCTTGAAGATCAGTTAGATGCATTAGAAACATTAGTATCTAATGGAGATCTTGATAGAGCAGATATTATTAGAAAAGATATAATATCAACTTCAGAAAATGCTTTTGCATCAAGTCATTTTACAAGAGAAGAGGCTAGGGCTTACAAAAAAGCTGCTGCGCTTTCTTATGCAAGAGGTTATTTGCGTGATAAATTAGTAGGTTTAAACTCAGATCAAATTTCTAATGTTTTAAATTCTTTAGTTAGTGGAAACTATGACAGTTTAAATGAAGAACTTAATGATGCAGAAATACAAGTTTTATCAGGCGCGGTTGAGTTCTTAACAAAAGATATTGAAGTAAATGGCGAAACCATAACAACTGTAGATTATGATGCTATTAAATCATTATCAACTTTTGTTGAAGGTCAGTATCAATCTGTTAAACTTGCTGAAGATAGGCGTGCAACTGAGGCTCTTCTTGGCACAACCAAATATGACACAGCTATAAATAATTCTAGAGGAGTTGGCCCAGACGTATTAGGTTCTTCTGATTTTCCTACTGAGGATTCTAAGATTAATGAACTTAAAAACAGGTATGATGCAACTGAAAATTTATTAAATGATAGAGAATTAAAAGACCCTGTTCTACGTCAAGGTATTCCTTCTACAGATCAAGAAAAGCTAGACGTTAGAATGAGAATGTCTTTTGGTTTATTAATTCCTGCATATGAGTGGTTACAAGACAATACAGATTTATCACCACCAGATATAGTAAAAGCATTACAAGAATCCTACGACACAGGTAACACAGGGAGAGGTTTTGGAAACCTTATAAAAGGCGATGCTCGTGTAGCTATGGAAGTAA